ACTAAGTATGAAGGCGAGGGCAAAAACTCTCGCCTTTTTTATTTTTATGCTTGAAATTCAAACGTAAAAATGTTAAAATACAGATAAATACTATATAGGATAAGGTATATTAATTATGAATGTACAAAATGAAAGTGTAACAGACGTTGATACGACCTCAAAAGTACACATTGAGGAACCAAAACGATATTACGTTATCATGCATAATGATGACCAAACTCCTATTGACTTTGTGGTAAAAGTTTTAATAGACTTATATCGACATGACCACCAAACAGCCAGCGACTTAGCACAAAAAATACATATAGACCAAAAAGCAGTTGTTGGAATGTATAATTTAGAAATAGCAGAACAGAAGATGGAAGAGACTCACGGAACTAGCAGGGCACATGGTTACCCATTAACGGTAACCTTAGAACAAGCAGATTAACAACAGAGACTCAAAATGACTTCCTACAAATTTTTACAATATAATACGGACGGTTTGCGCCTTGGATGGGATGTATTAGAAAAGTTAGCGAGTGATAGCGACTTTATTCTTTTACAAAGATTTCCAAAAGATAAACAAAAAGAATTATGCGAAATAACAGGTAAAGTGTTTACGGCAGAAAGTGTCAGTGCAGATAGTTTTGGACTTGTACTTGCTAGGGCAGAAGGACTAAGTTCTATAGGCAGTGTTGAAACTATGTATTTACCTAGTAGACAATTAGTACAGGCTATAGGAGATAAATGGCAAGGGTGTACTGCATTAAAAGGTACATATAATAGTCAAGTAACTCTTGTGTCTGTTCTTCCTTGTTTCCCAGCAAACGTTGGTGAATATCCAGTAACAATGGAAGATAGCTTAAAAGATATTGATTACTTGCTTAGTAACCTTAAAGATAGCAAAACTATAATAGCTGGAGATTTACATTGGACACCAGAGATATCAGAGGTAAATAGACTAATAGAAAAACACGGATTTAAAAGTTATTTGGATGGACACAAAACTTTTAAAAACGGTTCAGGTCAATATATTAATTTAGATAAACTTATAGCAAACTTTGACATTGAAATTTCAGATGTAAAAGTATATACTGATGATAGTATAACTCAAGGACATTTTCCTATTACATATACCATTAGCTGGGATTTATAAATAGTTTTATGTCAAAAACGTTTTGCCCATTACCTTTCAACCATTTATATATCAAACCTGATGGAACAAATTCACCTTGTTGTCGTTTTCGTAATTGGGAAGTAAGTGAAGGTAAAAGTAGAACTAGAACAACTCCAGACAATATAAAAGACTATAATACTCTTAATGATGTATTAAACAAAAGTAAATGGTTAGGAAGCATTAGAGAAAAAATGCTTTCTAACTCTAAAGTGCCAGGTTGTGAATCTTGTTATGTTGATGAAAAGAACACTGGTGTTAGTATGAGAACTATGGTTCTTGATGAATGGAAAGATGTAAACATCAATGAATTAAAAGTAACAAATATAGAAATCACATTTGGTAACTATTGTAATCTTGCATGTAGAACATGTGGTAGTACTTTAAGTACAAGTTGGCAAGAAGATGATAAGATATTAAGTAAGCATTATCCACGTGCATATGTTCCAGAAAAATTAAATGTCAAGAAAGACTGGAAACCAGAAGATTTTAAAGATATAACTTCACTGAAAATAACTGGAGGGGAACCCTTTCTTCATCCTGACTTTCCAAAGTTTTTAGATACAGTTGTTGAAAGTGGTGTAGCAGATAGAATGCTTGTACAGATATTCACAAATGCACATATCATGCCTAAGAAGTATATACTTGATAGATTAGCTAAATTTAAACGTGTAGGTATATGGTTAAGTATAGATGGTACACATGAAAAGCAAAATTATATAAGACATTTATCTAAATGGGAACAAGTAGAACAGACTACAATATCTTGGTTAAAATTTCAGAATGAAAATCCAGCAGTAGTAATAAACTTTGCACCAACTATTACATTATATAATATTCTAAATGTAGAAGAATTGTTTACTTGGTTTTTAGATTTGAGAGATAAAATATTACTAGACCCGTTATATTGGTCTAATTGCACTTTCAATGTTACATCTTGGCCAACTTACATAGATATAAAAAACTTACCTGATAAAGAAAACATACGTGATAAGCTGAAAAAGTATAGAGACAAGTTATCACAAAGAGAAGAATACGATACATTTATTAAACTCTTTGGCGACATTATAACTAGACTTGATGCACCTAGTGAACAAGAGCAACTAGTAGAGTTTACAAAAATCAATAAAGACCTAGATAAATTAAGAAACCAAAAATTTACTGAAACTTTTCCTGAATTGTTTTCACAAATAGAGAATATTTGGAATAATAATGATGGAAAATTGTAATTTTACTATTGACTTTTAGGATATAATAGTGCATAATACACGTATAGACTAATGAGGATATAAATGAATTTAAAAATCTTACACGAATTAGATAGAGTTCTAAAAAACAACCCAAGTTTACAATCAAACAAACACACACTTTGCCAGGTTGTGAATGGTGTATTTGACATTGAACTAGAGCAAATTGATAATACAGAGATATATGCTCTAGCAGAACAAATCGATAGAGCAGTATTGAAAAATTACTTTGGTAAAGTATGGCAACCAGACGTAAAGAAATTTAAATACAGTGGTCTTGCAATTATAGATGAAGTGAATGCAATGAACCCTGATAACGTTATTGATATTGGTTGTGGTTATAACGAGTTTAAAGGCAAAATTAAGAATCTAATTGGTATTGATCCATATAATGATAGAGCGGATATTGATGTACACACACTAGATTATAAACCGGATATTCAATTTGATGTTGCTATATGTTTAGGTAGTATCAATTTTGGTAGTAGCGATAAGATACTTGCTGAACTTGAAAATGTAGTAAACATGGTCAAGTCAGGTGGTAGGTTATATTTCAGAGTTAATCCTGGAATTCAACATGATAGACCAGCGGCCAAGTGGATTAATTTTTATGATTGGGATCCTGTCTTTATTTCAAATTCTGCACAATATCTTAATTGTGACGTTTTGATATTACGACAAGACGATAATAATAGATTCTATTTCGTTTTACGAAAAAAATAAGCATAAATAATTATATTCGTATTTAAAGATAAATAAAAGAAGTACAGAGTTGTACTTCAATCATGTATAGCAGAGTTGCTAAGGCATGCCAAAATCATCAAACATTTATATAAATTTATAGGAAGTTGACAATGACGGCAATTTTAGCATTACTGGCAGGTATATTATATGGACTAATAATAGGAATAATTCCTAGTGCAGGAGCAACTACAGGTTTAGTTGCACTGTTTGGCTTTATTAGTTACTTTGCATACGACCCTTATATTGGTGTTGTTTTCTTAATGGCTGTAGTCGCCGCCAGTACGACTGGAGATAGTTTCACTGCAATCTTATTAGGTATTCCTGGTGCAAATAGTGCCGCGGCTACCATGGTAGATGGATTCCCTCTTGCACAACAAGGTAGGGCAGGATATGCCATTTCTGCCGCAGTTACTACTAGTACAGTAAATGGATTACTATGGGGGTGTTTAGTATTTTTATTACTGCCTTGGTATACTAATCTTATATACATATTTGGCGTTCCTGAACTGTGGGCATTTACATTACTTGCATTAGCAACTGTAGGCTTCTTAAGTAATCAATATTGGTTACGTAGTATACTGGCTATCGCATTTGGAATCTTTATAGGAATGGTAGGGGTCAACCCTGATAATAATGAAGCAAGATTAGGCGCACAGTATTGGTTCTATTTGGAAGATGGCATACAGATTATGGCAGTCGCCGCAGGATTATTTGCCGTACCAGAACTTACAAGAGGATTGTTTTTAAAACACGTTACTTCTAATAGTGAAATTCGTAAAGGAGAACTATGGGCAGGTATGAAAGCAAGTTGGGAAAATAGATGGCTTGCATTACGTGGAGGGTTCATTGGTGCATTTATTGGGTTACTTCCGGGACTTGGAGGACAAATGGCAGACTGGATGGCATATGGTCAAGCCGTAGCCGCTAATCCAAAAGAGAAATTTGGTAATGGTAACATCAAAGGTGTTATAGGACCAGAAGGTGCAAACAATGCCCAAAAAGCAACAAGTATGATTACTACTGTTATATTCGGAATACCCGGAGCAAAATTTGCCGCAATACTTATGAGTTTGTTTATGTATCTAAACATTGAACTAGGTACACCTGATATAGCAGAGGACACTCAATTATTCAAAGCCATGACATTTGGCTTTTTAGGAGCAACAATAATTGTTGCACTAATTTGTATGTTTCTAATTAAACCAATTAGTAAATTAGCCGCAGTGCCATACAAATACTATTTTCCTGTATTATTAGCATTGATAATTTTTACTTCAATGCAATACACAGGTGGCTGGGAAGACCTGGCCATGTTAGCAATATTTTCTTGTATAGGATTTGCTATGCGACACTTTAGGTTTAGCAGACCTGCTTGTCTAATAGGATACATTCTAGCAGAAAAAGTTGAAGGACTTACACTTCAAATTACAGGACTTTACACTGTAGACACACTGGTCACTCGACCAATATTCATGACACTTATAGTAATTACTATTGCTATATTTTTATACAGCATACTAAGAAAAGGAAGGATTGATTATGCGTAAATTTTTACTAACACTAGGCGTATTACTAGGGTTTACAACATCAGCATTAGCTGATTATACAATGATTGTTCCACAAAAACCGGGAGGCGGGACAAGCCAATGGGCACAAATTGTGGCCACTGAAATGGAAAAATATTTAGATGGAGAAAAGATTATTCTTAAGCACATTCGTGGTGCAAGAGATATTCCTGGTTTCAACAAGTTCCATAATGAACTAAGATTTGACGATAACACACTTATGGTCAGCAATGGAGGAAACGGTATTAGTTTTCTTAATGAAAAAGTAGACTACAACTACAAAGATTATGATAGTATTGGTCTAATGAATTTAAATATTATTACTGCGGTATTTGGCGACCACGATCCAAACACAGAAAGAACAAGTTTCAGTGGCGGTGGCGGTAAGATTCCTGAGGGAATTGCAATGACACTATTAAAGTGTGGTAACTTGCCAACTATTGAAGCATACGTTTCTTGTTTCAAAGAAAAAGTAAATTGGATTAAAGGTATGAAAGGTAATGAAAGACGTTTAGCATTTAAACGTGGCGAACTAGACGGTACTAGAGAAAATCCTGCAAGTTTCAAAAAACACGTTCAGCCAGTTATTGATAACGGCGAAGCACGTTTATGGTTCCATCATGGTATCTTACAACCAGACGGATCACATGCAGATGATCCAAACTATCCAGGAATTCAAATGGAAGCATTATTTGTTGAACTTCACGGTGAACAACCAGATAGTGTTTTATACGATGCATATAAACTTGCAAAATCATTTCGTGATGGTTTACAAAAAGCAATCTGGGTAAACAAAGGCAATCCAAACAAAGATAAACTTATTGCGGCTTTAGAAAAAGTAGCAAACAACCCTGAGTCAATTAAAAAGATTCAAAAGAAGGTTGGTAAGTATGAATGGATGCTTGGCGATGCCGGTGATGCACAAGTTGATACATTAATGACGTTTGTTACATCTGATGCGTTAAAAACTCTAGTGCAATTTAATACTGAGGCATTTGGTATTAAAGCAGTATACAAGTCAGAGTTAGTAGAATAATGTCAAACATATTAGTAATTACTGGACCTCAAGGTACTGGTAATCATGTTTTTAGTAAAGTCTTATCCATGCACAGCAATGTGCATGGCTGGGACCAACTATTACGTGAGTACTGGATTAATCACGATGCGGCACCGTTCAAAGATATTTGGAACACACCTGAAAACATTGACAAATATGACTGGACAGAACATGAGAACTATGTTCTTAGTGTAAGTGGTCCTTATGTCGATAAAGATAATGGTGTTAGACAAACAAAGTATCCTAACTACAAAGAAGTATTACGTAGACTTAATGAAAAAGGTAATTTGCAAGTTGGTATTATTGGCAGAGACCAAAATATTACTGCACAAAACCAATTACGTAAACGTGGTGTTGAGAGTTTGCATAATTATCTAAATAAGATTGAAGATATTATTGAGTATCGACATACGTTTTTAAGTGTTGAATTACTTTACATGTTTAGACATCAGTATGTTAAAAGTCTTGACAATGTATTAGATATTCCTGTAGATTACACCAATGAACGTTTGCACTATATACTTAATAAAGATCCAAATGCAAAGTACGTACACTATGTAGAGAAAAGTTGGCTAGATAGACGTAGAAACGATGTAGGACATATGATTGATGGGAGTCTACCTCATATAGAAAAGGATACTATATAAATGAAACACCAAACCAATTGGAACAAAACATTAGCTAACCCTGACGATTATTCTAGTAGTTGGGATTGGACAGTAGCACATAGCGAATATCATTTTGACGATACAATACAAGATAAGCCGGGCGATTGGTTTGACGTAATTGGTAAGTTTGAAGGTGACTGGAAAGAAGAACGTGATAGATTAGTCAATTCATGTCACCCTGTAAATTGGGCAACACGTAAACATTTTGCACAAAAGAAAAAAGATCCTGAAATGCTTACACAGGAAGAATATGATATTCAACAAGCAGGCGGCGATCCAAAAGGATTAATGCTTACTAACAAAAATAGTTTTGCAGATTGGGGAAAAGAATATCCAACACTATATAAAATGATGGATTATTTTCAACTTACAAGTGATGGTGTTAGTTTAGTAAAGTGGCAAGCACATGTACAAATGACTGGACAAATGTTTAATATGCATATAGATAAATTGTGGGATAGATGTCCACAAGATCCGGAACGTATTGTACGTATTACAATCATGTTAGATGATTGGAGACCAGGACACTTTTATATGTACGGAAATTGTATATATGATAAATGGCGTGCTGGAGAAGTACATGTATTTGATTGGAGTAATGTTCCACATTGTACTGCCAATGCAAGTAGTCACCCAAGACCAGTTTTACAAATGACTGGATTAAAAACAGAACGTACTAGAGAAATATTGGCAAACTCTAATCCAAACACTGTATTCACAATTTAATGTTAGTAAACACTAACACTAGTTTTGCACCATTGAAAAAAACATGGGTAGGTACTTGCTACCCTCCTGAATTTTTTGATTACATTAAAAATACCAAAGTACGTAAACTTACACAACAGATTTGCGAAGAAACACTAGAAGACTTAGAAACATTTAAAAATACATTGTCTCGATTTGATGTTAAGATTGAGCAACCAGACATTGTTCTAAATTCGCATGATGCAGAACATATGATTACTCATGGTAAGGAAATTCCTCGACCTCCACTAAGTCCTCGTGACAACTATCTTGCATTAGGAAACACTTTGTATCGATTTGCAAATGATCCTAGTTATGATAGACTGTTTAGTATATACAAACGTAATGGTGCTGATATATTTGACCCTTACAATGATTCAAACGAAGATTTACTACTATCTGATGATGAATATGATAGTTGGTGGAGTACTCTTGAATCAAGTAGTGATGAACTAACTAAGAAAAACATAATGCACCCATATCAAAAAAGTGATAGTGATAGACGTATTAGAACACATCTTTATCCTGCGGCTAGTGTAAATAGATGTGGTACTACTATAAACATAGAAAGTTTACCTCAAATGGTACAGGCATGGACCAAAAGCAAATGGAAAGACCGAGACATACATTTTTCACAAACAAATGGTGGCATGAAAGATGGAAGATTCAGTACACTGCGTAAAGGATTGATACTTGCACTACAAGATTTACCAAACTACGATAAAACATATCCTAATTGGGACGTTATTATATTGCCAGGACAAGGCAACTTAGCAATGAAAACAAAAAATAGTCTAAGTGGTCATGCACAAACAAAAGCCCGATATGCTGATACTTGGTACACTACAGGAGAGTTCGATACAGAACATGAAGATTATATTGACAAGTGGATTAATTATTGGGTAGACTATACTAGAAACAATATTGTAGATGTAAATGCTTTTAGTATTGATGAAAATAATGTTATACTAAATGGTTATAATGAACAATTATACTCTAAGTTAGAAGAATATGGTATTACTGCACATTTTGTACATTTTAGACATAGATACTTTTGGGATGGCGGACATCACTGTAACACTGTTGATATTGTAAGAGATGATAGTCCTATTGATTACATAACAGTGAATAACAAAAAAACAACAACTACAATAGAAATACGAAAGGAAGGCAAATTATAAAGTTGACTTTGTGATTTGTATTTGTTATAATGCTAGTAAGAATAATTAAATACGCAAGTGCAATTACAATATTGATTGCAATGAGTTTACATGTTGCAGGGATAACACCTTGGAATAGTATACTTCAATTATGTGGCGCGGCAGGTTGGTGTTATGTGGGGTATAAGTGGAAAGAGAAAGCAATATTACTTAACTTTCTTCCACAGTTTCTAATCATTGTACCAATGCTAATATGGATTTATTGGATTAGTAAGTAAGGAAATAAAATGACAGTAGGTGTAATTTCAGCAATACCAGAAGAATATTCTAAATTGCAGTGGGACGATGAACCCAAAACAGAAACAATTATCAATAAGATATTTCAGTTTGGCACTATGAATGGTGTGAAAGTTATTGCCGCAGAATGCGGTATTGGTAAAGTTAATGCAAGTATGACAACTGCATTACTTCTAGGACATTTTGGTTGTGATAGTATCGTATTTTCAGGTGTTGCAGGTGGGGTTAACCCCAAATACAAGATAGGTGATGTTATAATCGGAGAACAGATTATTCAACATGATTATGGTGCAATAGTTAATGGGCAGTTAATTAGTGCAATTCCAGGTAGTTTTCCTGGCATGGTTGATGAAGATGAAGATGTATCTTATAAGATGTCTAAAGAAATGAGAAAAGCAGTAGACGATGCTATAGGAGATTATGCACACTTTGGTAGAATACTAACAGGCGACACGTATCTTGCTTGTACAAGAACAAGAGAAATGTTCTATGAACAATTTAAAGCAGATGCAGTTGAAATGGAAGGAGCCGCTATTGCACAAGTATGTTGTAATTGGCATAAACCATTTGTGATTGTTAGAGTTCTAAGTGATTTAGCAGGCAACGAATCGCACTTTGACTTTAATGAATTTGTTGATGAAAGTTCTAAAAAGTCAGCAAACATTGTTAACAAATTATTACCAGTACTAGACGCATGGATGTAATCATAAATACAATGTTATGATAGAAAAGTTTGAAGATACACCTTTTGAGAAAAATAATCAATCTACAGTAGCAGATGATTTTTATTATAGAGTTTATGAAGACAAATGGCCAGTATGCGATGGTCATCTATTATTTGTACCTAAAGAAAATAGCGTAAAATTTATTACAATAACTTTACAAGCAACTGTCCAATATGGAGAGAAACTTGTGGAAGAAGGAAAGATAGACGGATATCATTTTGGAATGAATATGAGAGAGCCTGCAGGACAATCTGTAATGTGGCCTCATGTTCATTTTATGCCAAGAAAACAAGGAGACATAGAAGGGTTTCCTGGTAGTGTAAGATTTGCAGTTAGAAATGGTAGAGGTCCAGCATACTATTTAAATCACCCAGACTTCAAAGAAGAATATGCAGATTTACATCAACATGTTATAGATGAAGAAGGCTTCATACGAGATGAGTAAAACTTTCTGTATTGCTCCTTGGCACGATGTACATGTAATAACAGACGGAACTTTTAAAGGTTGCTGTGTTATGAGTAATGGTGAACAAGAAGGCAGATTGTGTAATAACGGAAAACCATTAACAGTTGCAGAAGCAGGAATCAAAGGTGCAATAAATTCAGATACAAGTAAACAATTACGTTTAGATATGCTTAATGGCAAATGGCATACTAATTGTAAACGATGTAAAGACGAAGAAGACTCTGGTATGCGAAGTATGAGACTTCTATATGAAAGTAGATGGGTTGATAATAAACAGTTTACTTTTGAAGATGCACAAAAAATAACAAATCCAGAAACAGGCGAACTATCAGAAGACCATACTCCTTTTTATTATGATATTCAATTAGGAAACTTATGTAATCTTAAATGTAGAATATGTAGTCCTATTGTTAGTTCTTCATGGATACCTGATTACATGAAGATGATGAAATTAGGTGATAAAGCAAAGATAAAAGTAAGAGACGGATTTGATATTGAAGTAGAACATTTACAAGGTAAAAAATATAATATAACTCCTAATCCATTTGCATGGGCAGAATCAGATAAGTTCTGGGAGCAGATGTCTAGTATTAAATCTAAAATAGATAGATTATATCTTATTGGTGGCGAACCAATGATGATACACAGACACTTTAAGTTTTTAGAAGAATGTGTAGAAAGTGGTGATGCAAAAAATATCATATTACAATATGATACTAATTTAACAAATATACCTCAGAAAGTTATGGGATACTGGAAAGAGTTTAAGTTTGTTGAAATAGGTTTTAGTATAGATGGTAAAGGCAAACAATTAGAATACATGAGACACCCTGTAAAATGGGATCACATGTTGAGAAATATAAACAGAATGGAAGAGTTTGCAAAACAAAATGATAATATAAAATTATACGATTCTGTAACTATTAGTATGTACAATGTTTTACATATACTTGATTATATTGAATGGAAAGTAAAAGCAGGATATCATGATTATAATTATCTATTCCAATATCATGACCAACACTTTGGTACACACCCATTACATGTTCCTAGATTTTTAAATTTAAGAACGATGCCAGCATCAGCAAAAATAGAAGTAGCAAAAAGATATAATGAATGGCGTGATAAAATGTTGCGTTGGTGTGATGATATTGATAAATGTAGACGAGGTCATTATTCATACAGAACAACATTAGATAGTCTTAGAAACGCAATCAATGGATTTGTTGATAATCATATTGCATTTTTTAATCAGAACGATAACTCTAAAGATATGTATAGATTTTGGAGTTTTACAAATGATTTAGATGAAGTAAGAGGTGAAAGTTTCAAAGAAGTATTTCCAGCAGAATGGGAATTATTCAGTGATTACAAAGAAAAACCTCAGTGGAAATTTCTACCTACAGAGACATTTTACGAGGAATAGTATTATACGCACTTAATATGAAAATACTGATAAATAGTCGTAGTTATCTAATAACTTAGGAGACGGACTATGATGGTATTTTTGATGAGATATTTTATAAAATGGGTAATTCAAGGGTGGATACTAGCCCGTATTGCAAAAAGAGTAAGAAAGTGGCTAGTTAAGAAATATAATTTAGAAGGAAAATTCAAAGAAACAGTAACGACTAAAAAAGATATCGATTGGAAGAAGATTAAATGGTATGCTGAATTAGCCAGTTACATATATAAAGAAAACGATGATATAAAGAAAAAATATAAAAGCATTGATAAAGATATCTACATCAATGAAATAAATGAAATCAAGTATTGCGTAATATCAGATAAAGCAAACCAATCATATTACATATCTATCAGAGGTACTAAGAATTCTCACAATGCAATGCAAGATATTAATTTCTTCAAAGACAAAAGTTTTAGATTACAAATAGAATTACACACAGGTTTTCACAGAACTGCCGAAATGATAGCAGATGATATCATGGGTAGATTAGATAAAACATGGGATGTAACAGTCACAGGTCATAGTTTAGGTGGCGCAGAAGCACTTATCGTAAGTTGGTACTTAGACTATGCAGGATTTAAACTTGCAGAATGTATCACATACGGTCAACCTAAAGTAACTGACTCACACGGAATAAGAAGTATGCGTGGTAAAATTAAACTTACACGTGTTGTGAATGAAACTGATGTTGTTGCATTAGTCCCACCAGCTGGTACACATAGACACAGATACGCACATGGTGGTACTTTAATCAAGTTATTAGACCATGGTAAATACTGTCACTTAGAAGAACCAGATAGTTTAAACTTTGGAGTAAACAGTTTCTGGTTGTTTGCGGCAAGAGAAGACTTTTCATTTTGGGAAGTAGGTAAAGAGTTACCAGACCATTACATGACAAGTTATATAGAGAATATTAATAAAATCATCAAAGACGGTGATGAAGTAAAATTCAATGAGAGACTAAAATGGATCGAAGACCACGGAATGTTAGGGGAGTTTACTAGAAATAAAAAGAAGAAAGGTAAGGGTAAAAAATGAAAAAAATAATTGAGATGGATCATTTGCAAAAAGCAGAATCATCTTGGTTCAAGCATTGGTATATGGCACTTTACTATAGTGGCATTGCTATATTATCGGGACTACTTGGCATAATACATGCTTTTATCCCACCACTGTTTGGATTTCTTCCATACAAGTTAGCGAAGAAAGTAACAGACGGTACAGAAAAAAACTTTCCAGGTTGTCTTATAGATGACAAAGAAAAGAAATAGGCGAAGATTATGTACGAGTACAGATGTAAAATATTAAGAATCGTAGATGGCGATACGGTTGATGTTGACATTGACTTGGGCTTTGGAGTGTGGATGCACAGAGAACGTGTTCGTATAATGGGCATTGATACTCCTGAGTCAAGAACAAGAGACCTCACTGAAAAGAAGTTTGGACTAGCGGCTAAAGAGTTTGTAAGATTTCTAATGCCAGTAGGTTCAAGTCAGATTATAATGACACACAAAGACAAAACAGGCAAATTTGGTAGAATACTAGGCGACTTTAAAATTTGGGATAAAGATAAAGAAGACTATGTAACATTTACTACAGTAATGTTAGATAATCATCATGCAGTCAAATACGACGGTCAATCTAAAGAAGATATCAAAGAAGCACACTTGAAAAACAGAGAATGGCTAATTAAAGCTGGCCAGGTAAAATTGGAGGACTAAACATGGCTTTTAAATTAAGTAAACGTAGTCTAGCAAGACTAGAAGGCGTTGATGAAAGAATGGTAAGAGTTGTAAAGACAGCTATATCAGTTTCTAAAATCGATTTCGGGGTTATCCAAGGGTTAAGAACTATTGAAGAACAACGAGAATTGGTAGCCAAGGGAGCATCGCAAACTATGAAGTCTAAACACTTAGATGGTTTAGCAGTAGATGTTATGGCATATATCGGTAGCAGAGGTTCATGGGAACTAAAACTATATGATGATATTGCTGATGCTTTTAAAATTGCGGCAGAAGAAGAAGACGTACAAGTACGTTGGGGTGCGGCATGGCATATTAGTGATTTACGTGAATGGGACGGAACCATGCAAGATGCTATGGACGCCTATATCGATTTAAGAAGGTCACAAGGGCGTAGGCCTTTCATTGATGGACCACATTTCGAATTAATGTAAAAAAATAAGGGAGCGTTCTGCTCCCTTTATTATTTCCCTTGACCGTTATATTTTTTATATTGTCTTCTTTTATTTTTATTTTTCGGTCTAGTTCTATTTGAATGTCCTATTGAAGTTCTTTTCTTAGGCCCTCTTTCGTGTGCGGTAGTGTTAGGATTATACCTCGCCATATTTCCTTTCTAGTAATTACCACTTCCTACAAGACCAATATCTTGCTTTAGTCTTTGGACCTGGATTATCACAGTTATGTCTAGCCCTGAAAGATTTTCTTCTTGCAGGATTAGATTTTTTAATCTTCATGTTTGGATCACCAAAGCTAACTTTGATAACATTGCCTTTATCATTCTTTACGTAAACCTTAAATTTCTTTACATCACCACGCATTGGTTTGTTTAGTTTAACTTTACGTCCTTGATACTCAGCTTCAAACATATCGTTTTCATCTTCTGAGAAAGCTAGATAACCAAATTCTTCATGAAAATCTTGGTCATCTTCAATCACAACTTCATTCGTGACAGTTTCGCTATTGATAGTTTCTTCATCACGTATTGCGTCAACTATAGAATCACGCAATCTTTTCATTTCTTTTGCTAGTTCGCTCATTATACTCTTCCTTGTCTACGTGGATCGCCCCATACTTGACGAGCATTTACACGTATAAATGGTTTGTTTGTTTCCTTATCGTTTGGATTAGGAATTGTTAATACTACATTACGCCCCTCTTTCCATGCTATTCTTTGGTTAAGGCTACGTCTAAACGCATATCCCGGGTCCTGTTTAGTTGAACTTTTCATTGGACTACCTACTATGCCTTTAGAGATATACTTTTCTCTAGATTTTTTCTTTCCCATTTTTATCCCTTACTTTTGTACAGTCTGCACATCGGCAACTGTCACATATTTTAACTTCTCTATACTCTCCACCGTCAATAGCATAGTCTTTAAATGTTGCATACTTAGGACCACCGCAGTGAGAAGTATGACCGCAATTCTGACAACAGGTCTGCGTAGTTTTTGTACTAGGCGACTCTATTATCATTTCTGGCATTACTTACTTCCTATGTAACCTGCTATGATGCCTATCAATCCTGTTAGAGCCATTTTCATAAGAGTGATAACACTTTCATCAACTGGTCTATTTTCTTGTAGTGCAACATAATAATCACCGATGATGATAACACCTAGTAGTACTAGTACACCAGCAACTAAAACACAAATTATTAAATCTTTTAAATTCTTTATCATGACATTACTTCTTTGGATGATTGTTTACGTTCTTTGCTTTTCCTCTTCTGTTCTTGTTAGGATCATTTTTTCTTTTTCTTTTTACTGCATTAGCGATTGCTTTCTTTCCACCACTTGCACGTAATGAAGCCGCCCTTGCTTTTGATAGACATTTTGGTTTACCTTCACCTGGTTTTGAGTCCCCACATTTACCAATACGTTCGCCTTTTGTATTGTAACGATCCCAACCGCCACCACCTGCTCCGCCTTTTTTACCTTTACCAAACCAAGCACGTAGGTCTTCATCTAATATACTTTCTTTTTTGATTGTTACATCATTGCCGTGTTGTTTACGTAGTTTGTGCCAAGCAGACCTAGCCTCATTTTCTTCTTTGTGTCTGGATACTTCTTTACCTTTAAGACTTATAATATAATCTTCATCTAGTACGCTTTCTTTTTTAACACAGTTAGGAACAGTTTTACCGAACATCTTTTTCATGCCCTTCTTTTCGTATCCCTTCCAGCACTTTTCAAAAAGTTTATTGTCTATCTCTGTAATTCTCATTTTACTTCTTCTTTGAATTGCCCCAATTTGAAGCACCTACTTTACGACACTTAACTAAGGCACCTGATGCATATGCACTAGGCCAAACTTTGTATCTTGATTTCACTTTATGATAACAAGCATCTTTCTCACCAGCCGCTTCATCGAATTGTTCTTCTGTCAATGCTTCTGATTTTTCAATGCCTTCCATTTGATAGTAATCATCTTCTGGTTTAATCTCTGGTGCGATTTCAACTGTTTGATTTACAATTTCTTCTACTGTATTCATATCTGCACCATCTTCAATATATAATGTTCCTTTGTTAAAGAAAGCATTTATATCATGTTGTTGTAGTGCATGAATGATTGCACCTTCATAACCTTCATCAATTTGTTCTTTTTCTTCTGATAAAAAGCCTTTTAGTTTTTCTTCTGGAATATGTTTTAATAATTCATCTATAGCAGTGTAGTCGCCCATTTTAACATCTTGCATTATTTGTGTAGCTACTTTTTTAAGTAACTCTAAATTGTGACCGTCTACATCTTCTGTTTTCATACCAGTATAGTCATTGTCAAGTTTTTGAAATTCTTCATAAGACATGTACATATCAGTGTCAGGGTCATAATACTTGCCTTCTTTTGGATCATAGTAAACTACTTTACCACTTAGCGTAGAGAAAGGACCTTCTAACCCATCACGTGCTTGATATTTTTCTTTATCAATAGATGGTAGAACTTTATAACCTTCTTGTATACTTTCACCGTCCATATAATCTGCGACAGTTTGTAAGTATTCTTCTGCTAATGTGATTTTAGATGCAACCCAACCCTCAAGACCTTCTTGTTCTGTTAAGTCTTTAAGATGTTTTGCGATTCTTACTGAACTTTTAACACTTGATAATAATTGAGACTTTGCCATACTAACTTCATGGTCTGTATGGTTTACGTCTTCTGCATCGTGTTCTACTACTTTTGTAGCATTCTCAACGATTTTTTTCCAATTTCTTATATCTGACATAACTATTTCCTTTAAAAAAACATTGACTTTTCTTAATGTTTAATATATAATGTATTTATCTTTATAGTTAACGGAGAAGCATGGAATGACACACGAATTCAAATTTAAATTCACAAATCGTGACCAATTCTACGGTATTGTCAGGCTCTTGAATGCAGAATGTGGCAAGGGTAATTGGACTATCAGAGGCAAGGTGTTGAAAGGTCTTAAACGTATTGAACAAACATATGGTACACTTATCGCTGGATATACACCATACGTTGAAAAAACAGTTGTTGTGCCTGAGAAACACAAGCACATAGAGTCTATGTTACTGTTTATCTATAAAGATGATAGTGTAAAGAATGAATAGAATAAGAGACTTTATATGGTGGTATAAACACTTGACTTCTCAGGGTCATGGATATATCATCTGTATAGATTATGCGTGGTACAATAGTAAACATTATGATAGAGACGGAACGTATAAATGATTAAAGATTCTATAGAGTTTGCTATAGATAAAAGACTTAGGAGAGAGAACATCACTCCTAAAGCCCTAGACTTGTACGAGTCTTGGAAAGATAGTTTCAAAGGACACAAAAGAAAAAGAGGTGTCTATGTAATATTTGATAATGATAATGTCATTTATGTTGGAAAGGGCTTCTTTACTGCACGTAATACTAGTCATTACAATAAAGCAATAAACAAAGCGAAATACAATCCAAAGGGTTGGATTTGGTTAAAAGAAAACTATAATTATAGTATTGACAACTGGCAGTTATATATGATAGAATTGGATAGTGAAGTAGATATAACATTTATGGAAGGTGCATTGATTAAAGATTTCATGCCCTTGGCAAACGATGAGGTATACAATGACAGGTAGAGTTGGTTTTGCATGTAAGTACATGTATGAGGATCAAAATCTAAAACCTAAACAACTTAAAGAAGTTCAACAACCTCTTAACTTTCGAGGTACCACTATCAAATGGTTACGTGAAAATCAATCACTATCACAAGAAAAAGTTTACGAACTAATCATTCACAACCTAGATGCTACAGAAAGACTCGTTGACTATGTAAGTAGTTTACCAATACAACAACGTATGTTACGACTTGGCAGTGATATGTTGCCAGCATATACAGAACCTACATTTGGGCATCTATCAAAAACAAATTACATTACAACAATCATTGCTGACCGACTAAATACCATTGGTGAAAAGGCTAGAGCAAACGATGTACGTTTGTCAATGCACCCTGGTCAGTTTTGTGTTCTCGCATCAGATAATCCTGATATCGTAGAACGAAGCATAGAGGAGTTTGAATATCATGTGGATATCGCAAGGTGGCTGGGCTACGGCAGAAAATTTCAGGACTTTAAAATCAACGTCCACATATCGGGTCGTCAAGGTCCAGAAGGCATCAAAGCAGTACTCCCACGACTCTCGCAAGAGGCGAAAAATTGTATCACAATCGAAAACGAAGAAAACGCCTGGGGTTTGGATTCTTGCTTAGAACTTGAAAAACATGTTGCACTAGTACTTGACATACATCATCACTGGTGTCACAGTGGTGGAGAATACATTGAGGTAAACGATGATAGAGTTAAACGTATTATTGATAGTTGGCGTGGTGTTAGGCCTGCTATGCATTATTCTGTTAGCAGGGAAGATTATATCACGGGACATAGAACGGACGTTAGACCAGATTTTCAAAATCTTCTAACGCAAGGTTACAAAAAAGCAAAACTTAGGGCGCATTCCGATTACATGTGGAATACGGCTGTAAACGAATGGGCAGGCACGTTTCGTAAAGACTTTGATATCATGGTCGAAGCAAAATGTAAAAACTTGGCTAGTATCCCATTTGAGGAGGAAACACGATGACCTATTACTTAATGGTTGCACTTATGACAGTTATAAATGTTGAAGAACAAAAATTTGATAAATCATTGTATGTATTTCAGCAACCATATTTTTATGACATGCAAGAATGTATCGAACATGTGAACAATGATTTAGATACTATCTTTGCTCATTTATATGTAAACTACGGACCAGCCGCTCAACCAGACCAAATATACTGTGTTGACTCTGCGAAGTTAGAAAAATTTATGGCTGATAGAAATAATTTTGAAAAGAAAGATGAATAAAGAAACAATTATATATACAGACAAAGAAAGAATATGGTGTATGGGTGAGGACTTAGACCACCCTAAAGTATTTTATACTGTACCTGAAAAGGGTACGGTTACTTGTTTGTATTGTAATATACAGTATACCAGAGACAAACAATATCAAAAGAAAGAGAGTTAATATGAAAAAGTTTGTAGTAGATTGTTGGAATCATGTAATGGACGCAGAAGTAAATCCATTGAGACATATTCCAGACTTACAAGTTAGACATATGATAATGCAAGTGTTAGCATTCATGTGGTCAGGTGTTTTCGCTATTGCTATTGCAGATAGTGTTTTGGCATTTGGTATCAGTGCCGTTGTTCACATACTTTTTATTGGCGCAGTTGTTGTAACTGTTGGAACATTTAAAGTAGCAGAAAGACAACCATGGCGTTTCGGTTCATATCATTCATATGGAAGAAGTAGAGGTTACGTTGTATACAGGGACGCACAAGGTAATCCTTATAAAGTGCCATTGGATAAAGATGATCCTGGTGGAGAACATGAATGAAATACATCGATTGGGTTAAAAGAAGGATAAGTAGTTTAACAGATAAAAAAGTTATCGACTTTCCTGAGACCCATGAAATGATAGAAAGAAAAGTAGTCACGGAACAAAGAAGACAAAAACGAAAAACAAAGCATGTTTCGAAAAGGAAGGGAAGAGTAGACCATAGAACTAACAGACCTGGAAAGAGAAAATGAAGAAACATGAATTACAGAAACAGAAAGAAAAACTAGAAGAAGTGATTAGAGTTTGTGAAATAGAAAAAGTAGCAGATAAAATAATTGAAATTCAGCGAAAAAGACTTGCTGAAATTCAGGAGAAGTTAAATGAAATCGTTTAATATAGAATTAAAAGTTGGTGACAAAATTAATCTTGGCAGATTCAAGAATGTTCGTTCAGAGATTAAAGATATAAAAGTTGATGAATATGGACAGCCTGTTATCGTTACTACAAAAGGTGAAAAGAAAGCACTAAGTTTTAGATTGATAAAGTTAGATAAAGCATGAGAGCAAATTTAAAACAGTTAATTGAAATTGCAAAAGAGTCCACTATATCAGATCCTATTGATTGGGATAAAATAAACTTGAACGAAGATACAGTTTATGAAATGATTGGTCTTAGTGTAATTGAAATGATGGCTAAAATTGAAAACGATAAAAACCGGGACGTATTATTGGCGGCTTCAATACTAAAACTCACAGTAGAGAACTTTGCATTGAATTTAAAAGATAAGGTATGACGGATTTACAATTACATTGTTGCAAGAATTTGAACATAATCAGAGAAGAAGTTAAATTAGAACGTAATGGTTTTGAGTTTAAAGTACATATTACTTATTGCACTGGTTGTGGTTCAATAAAACATGGAACAACAGGAATACAAGATGGCAAAAAAGTACGCAATTAAACTACGTGCATTAGATGGAGACTTTATCTGGATAACAGAAGATACAAAGAATTGTATGGACTTGCGTATTCAGTTGTTCGACACAAAAGCAGATGCAGATAAGTTTGCTGATATTTGGAGAATAAGAGGCAAAGAAGATATGGTAGAGGTAGTAGAATACAATGGCTAAAAAATACATACACGTTAACCAACATAAGATAAGAGCAAACAAAAAGCATGGCACAAATGAACCAGTAATAACAATCAAGCATGGTAAAACAAATACGTATTGTCATGAAGTTAAAATAAATGGCGACTCAGTTATTAGATATGGAGGTAATGATAAACCTCTTCTTTCTTGTGGTGCTAGAGTTGTAATTGAAACAGAAGCAGAAATCGAGGTAATAAAGTAATGCAAGAATGGATGTCACCAATTCGTAAAAAGTATTTTAAGATTATACAAAATCTTACAAACAATGCTGATATATTCAGTAGAATGTATACAGAAACAGGTGACAAAGGTGCCTTGAATGCATATAATCATTACGTAAAAGAAATTAAAGATATTAAAGAAAAAATAAAAACACAAGAAGCAAAGGATAACAAGTGACACGATGGTATGATTACATAGCGGCATTTTTTGTTGCTGATATGATATTGATGAATGTAAAATTACTACTAGTTGCTCAAAATACTGTTGGTATAATCTTTGCTATTTTTGGTGTTTATGCATGGTGGTATATTTGGAATGACTTTTATACCAATTTTAGAATCAAACAAGAAATGGGTAAAAGATGATTTTAGTTGTTGGTTGTGGTTTTGTAGGAGAAACAGTAGCAAAGTCACTTGAAGAAAATGATATAGAAGTAATTAGAATAGATCCAAAATATAACGACAACAAAATCTCAGACTATCCTGATGTTAAAGATGCCATAGTTGCAGTTCCTACTCCTACAGTAGACGGAAAATGTGATGATAGTATTATTAGAACTGTTTTACAAGAATTAGGTGATAGAAGAATACTACTAAAATGTACAGTAGCACCTGACTTGTTATCAAAGTATCCTGACAATGTAACATACTGCCCTGAATTTTTAAGAGCAAAAACATCTAAACAAGATTGGGATAATCAAAAATTTATGGTACTTGGTGGCAAAGAAATGGATTGCTATTTCTGGTCACAGACGTTTTCGTATTTGGGTATTGACTTTATGCAAACTGATAGAAATACGGCTAGTATGGTTAAGTATGTTCACAATACTTGGTTAGCAACAAAAGTAGCATTTTTTCATGAAATATTTTCTAAACTTGACAAATCTTACAATCATGATAGTATGATAGAAATATTAAGCATGTTTGAGAACATTGGTCCTAGTCATATGCAGGCGCCTAATGATGAAGGTAAACTTGGTTATGGCGGTCATTGTTTTCCTAAAGATACACAAGCATTTTTAGAATACTCAAATAGCGAAATATTAGAACGAGTAATAGAAGTTAATAATAAATTGAGGGACAAATGACAACACACGCAACAATCGACTTAGAAACATTAAGTACGAAACCAGATGCAGTATTGCTAACTATAGGTGCAATTAAATTTGATCCCTTTACAAGTGACCCACCTTATAGCGAATTTTATTATAGAGCAAATGTTGATGAACAAACTGCAATAGGCAGACATGTTGAAGAAGGCACTTTAGAATGGTGGTCTAGACAACCTGACGAAATTGTTAAAGAAGCATTGTCTGATGAAAACAGACATCCAGTTAGAGAAATTTTAAAAGAACTAAACAAGTATCTTGTTGGTGTAGATAGAATTTGGTGTCAGGGTCCTGTATTTGATATTGCAATATTAGAAAATTTATATAGACAATTAGATATGCATTGGAATTGGGCGTTCTATAATATTAGAGATAGTAGAACTTTGTTTAGTCTTATGCCAAGAGACCCTAGAAAAGATATAGAATTTGCGGCCCACAACGCATTAGAAGATTGTAGGATTCAAAGTATCTGTGTCCAGAAAACTTTGAGACACTTAGGTATTACTCAGTAATTACCATCTTCCTTGGCCTTTACCTACAAGCCAAATAATAAAACCAATGATTAACGCCATTACAGATGCAAGTGCTATACCTATAGTCCATTCTAGGATTTTTTGTTTTCTTTCTTCTGCGGCATAAACTGCCGCTTTGCGTTCTCTACGCATTCTTGCTTCTATTTCAACGATTTCTTTCCATGCTGAAGGCCCATAAAACAAACTAATATGAGAACGTAATTCTTCACGCATTTCTTTTGCCTTTTGTTGGTGTCCCCAAACCTCTAAGGCGTTCTGTTCAACTTGGCTTGCACCAAATATCTTCTTAAACATTGGAGGATTTTCTGCTTGTCTGTGTGCAAAATCTAAATCACTCATTGACGTTGCCCACGTTTGTAAGGTGCCTGCCATGTCATGCAAACTTTTACCTGTGTCTATAGCCGATTTGATGCCACGATATGCGGCGGTTGCCATTCCTATGGCGGATACTGGATCTATCATCACCCTCTCCTCATCCGTACTCTTTGTTATTTATAAAAAAACTTGACATTTGGTATCTTTGGTGTTATACTGTTTCAACATAATTAGGAGTAAAACATGAGTATGCACTTAGTGGGTCCGTACATGACCACAACTAGTTACAAGAAACGTAAGAAGAAAAAACTTACGTTAGGTAAGATGGAAAAATATCAAGAGCAAATGCGTGAACACAACAAGTTTATGAAACGTATAGGTGCTCCAGAACAAGTTATGAATTTACAAGAATACATTGCATATGCACAAGGTAATCATAAGCCTAAAGTTGAACCACGTGCAGTTAGTTTGCCCTGGCATGAAACAGGAAATGCGTTTGAACGTACACCTGATTTGCCTAGTGCATCTAGTGAAAAAAGTTTTGCTCCAGCAACTAAGAAACCTTCTATGCAATACACAGGTGAACGTAGACTTGTAGGCATTGCTACAATGCATAAATCAAATATGGTTCCTGTATTTGCTGATGAAGATGATGTCAATGGTTCTAAAGCCGCAACTGATATTGCACAAATGAGGCGTAACTAATGAATACTCATTTTAAATGGCTAATGATATTTGCTTTAGCAACTGTTATTGGATTGTTTGTATATCAAGAAACTCACATTGAAAACAACTGTACAGATGATGGTTGTCCTAGTTTTTATGAAAGTGAAAATGAATGAAAAAAGTATGGAGTGTGACTATAAGCGGTAAGAACGATTGTGTTGTAATGACAGATGAAGAAGCAATGGTCATTACTCTAAAGTTTTCACCAGATATTGAAATTACTGATATGACAACTAAGCATGGTATAAAGCCAGAGCATTTGCATCAAGAGAATCGTAGGGCTCAATTAGAAGACGAAAGACGAAATATATTTTTTGAAAAATTTGAAGGTATCGGTGGCTTTGGTGGATATGCTAAAGTTGATTGGACTTTCGAAGACTTATTAGAAATGGAGGCAAAATGAAACGTTTATCACCAAAAGGCAGAATTAGAAATATCAAATCTGCTAAAAAGCAAAACAAAAGACGTTTAACTTTTAAAGCAAAGAAAAAGGCTGAACGAAACGCATGAAACAACAACGATACAGAATATATGGAATAGGTGTGGATATTTGTAATGTCACACGTATGTTTGATAAACTTGAAAGCAATGGCGACAAGTTTGCAAAAAAGATACTTACTCCCGGAGAGTATGTAAAATATTCTGCTATCAAATTGAAACATCAAAAAGCACAATACTTAGCAAAGTGTTGGGCAGTAAAAGAGGCTTTTGTAAAAGCACTTGGAACAGGATTTACAAAAGATTATAGTTGGAGTACAATAGAATACTTTTCTCCAATTGGGACATACGGGACCGCACATCCTCAAGTAAGATTAAACAAAAGACTTGAAAACAAAATTGTGCATCTTAGTGTAAGTGACGAAAAAGAAAATGTCATTGCATATGTAACTATAGAGGAAGTATTATGATTAATAATGTAATAGATTTTAACAAATATCGTAAACCCGATAATGTTAATCCACATAGTATCATTGATGAAATGGTAATAAATTTTATGAAAGATACTATTCAAAATGTTCAGACAGTGGACATAAATGCCGAAGATCCAGATATTGCTGATGGCGTTGTTGCGTTAGCAATGTTGTTTAGGGCTATGGTAGAGAGAGAATATGGTATTGACAATCACTTACAAAATATGTTAGATATCATGACAGAGGAACTTAGTAAAAATAAACCAAGGGATAATAATGATGAATAATACACTAATGTCATTCAAACTTGACACAACTGATAAATATGATGCATCAAATAACAGTGAGAACAATAATAATATGGATTTTATATCAGCAAAAGGTCGAGTAGAAATCGCAGACAAAATTACTGAAACGTTAGACAAGAAGCCTGAAATTTCAGACCGTATTCAAGCGGCACGACAACAAGGTGGGTTAGAAGAAAACGAAGAACTTCTTACTGCTTTAGATGATATGCAAATGTTAGATATGGAACTTAACAGACTTCAATCTATTCTTGATTCTGCAACAGTTATTGAACCTTTACCAAAAGGCAAAAAGAAAACTGTGACATTTGGTTGTCATGTAAAGTTGGAAAACTTGGATAATGGTAATAAAACAAAATATCAAATTCTAGGGGAATTCGAATCAAATCCATCTGAAGGAACTATCAGTTATAAGTCTCCTTTAGGTAGAGAATTAATTGGCTGTAAAAAGGGCGATGTTATAGCAATTATGCGTCCTGCAGGCGATATTGAGTACGAAATCCTTGACATTTTTGTACCTTAAAAACTTGACAAATAGGCGATTCGTGCTATATTAATAGAGTAATAAAAGAGAGGCAGAAATGATAAAACTACTTAAAGCATTAGGCAATGGAATTGTGACACTTTTTAACCTTGTAGTCACAGGATCTATCATTGCTTTTACGGCGTTTGCGGCTGGTACTACAATCATGTCAGGAGATGATGAACTTCATCTTAATCAAAGTGTTGAAGTTATTGTTCCTGCTATGCCAGACACATCAAGTCGTGTTGACATCGAATATTTTCTAATAGACCCACACAAATATGAGCAAGAATTTTGTCTAGCACAGAATGTCTTTTTTGAATCAAGTGTTGATAACAAAGCAGGCATGGCGGCAGTTGCAGATGTAACACTTAATCGTGTTAAAGATTCAAGATATCCAAATACTGTATGTGAAGTTGTTTATCAAGCGATTATGAAAGAAAGCTGGAAAACAAAACAATATCCTGATTTACCTGAGAGTGAACGTAAGTATATTCCTGTAAGAAACAAATGTCAGTTTAGTTGGTATTGTGATGGTAAATCTGATGATATACCTATAGGTGCAGAAAATTGGGTTAAAGCACAAATGGTTGCATGGGAAATGATGCACAATGGTACACTACGAGGTATCTCAGATGGGTCAACTCATTATCACGCAACTTATGTAAAGCCTGTATGGCGAAAAGATATTGGTATGACTTTAGTTGGTCGAATTGGTAGTCACATTTTTTATCGATGGAACTAAAAAAGTCATTGACTTTAAACACCGAAATGTGTATAATCTAATTATAATGTAGTTTGCTAACGAAGAGGATTTATGAAGTGGCAAAACAAACTAAAGGTCGTAAGGGCCGTAATCTCTCTGCTTCTGTTGAAGAGGCGGTTAAACTTCTCAAGCCTTATCGGGGCCGTGATGGCATCTATTCGATGTTTTCAAAAAACGATAGGGGAGATTACACCGAAATCGGTGTATACAACTACAACACAAAACGGTATGCACTGTATCGGAGTGACATGGTAGACTCTGCATCAGTTACCGAGTTTAAGGAGGTTATTAGTGGGCAGTAATGTCCACTAATCTTTATTATGCATATTGAACACGAAGTAAAATTAAATTATGACGATGTACTAATCAGACCAAAACGTTCTACATTGGGTTCAAGAAAAGAAGTAGATTTAGAACGAGGGTTCACCTATCCTAATTATGAACCCTATCCTGATAACAATCCTGATTTGCTTCCTAAAGGTTATCCTGCAGGTCCATACGTAGAGAAACACTTTCGGGGTGTTCCTATTATGGCAAGTAACATGGACGGTGTAGGTACTTTTGAAATGGCTGATGAATTAGCAAGTCAAAAAATAATGACTTGTCTAGTGAAAACGTATTCTGTAAATGAATTAGTAAGTTATTTTGATATAATGCCGACGGCTAGAAAAGAATATGTTGCAATGAGTATAGGCATAACTCAGAATGATGAAGACAAATTTAGAGCGGTATACGAACAAGTAGGTGATAAACTTAAGTATATTTGTATCGATGTCGCTAACGGTTACTCAGAACGTTTCTGTGACTTTGTAAGACGATTTAGACAGTGTTATTCTAATCTTGTTATCATTGCAGGTAATGTAGTTACTGCTGACCAGACGCAGGAGTTAATCTTAAATGGAGCAGATATCGTTAAAGTGGGTATTGGTCCTGGTTCAGTTTGTACTACAAGAATTCAAACAGGTGTAGGTTATCCTCAACTTAGTGCAGTGATTGAGTGTGCAGATGCGGCTCATGGTCTTGGAGGACATATCATTGCTGATGGTGGCTGTACTTGCCCTGGTGATGTAGCAAAAGCATTTGCCGGAGGAGCAGACTTTGTTATGCTTGGTGGAATGTTAGCAGGTCATGATGAAGGTGGTGGTAAAGTTGTTACTAAACATATCGCTACAGGTGGGGCATACAAAACACCAGAAGGAACATTTATTCCTTATTTTGAAGAACAGAATTTTATTCAGTTTTATGGCATGAGTTCAGATGCGGCAAATCAAAAACACTTTGGTGGTTTAAAAGACTATCGTGCAAGTGAAGGTCGTGAAGTGCTTGTACCATATAGAGGAAAGGTAGCAGATACAATACAAACAATTCTTGGAGGTATTCGTTCTACTTGTACATATGCAGGTGCAAAAAGGTTGAAATATCTTTCAAAATGTGCTACATTTGTAAGAACAAATACGCAATATAATAAAACGTATGAAAGTACAACAACAAAAATGTGATATGAAAACATATAAAGTAGACATAGCGAAAACGAAGACTAACCCAGGCGTTGGTCTTCCTTATTCTATTGTAGCACAAGTTGTTCCTGTTGAAGAATGTAATAATGACATTATGAAGAAATTCAGGAAAGACTTAGTAAAAAGATATGCTCAAAAAGATATTTCATGTCACATAGATAACTATACAAGAATCGCAACAATCAATTTTAGAAATGAAGAAGATTGTGCAGATTTCTTAATGAGGAACTAATGGAAATAACACAAGGTATATGGAACGTGCTAAAAAGTCTGATTAAAGGGTCTTCTTTGACTCTTGCACTTATATATACGTGTGGTCATATCCTTATCGCTATGACAGTTGTTACTGTAATGACTGGTGCTAGTCTATGGGAAGCAGGAGCAGTAGCACTTGTTGAACCAGCTATCAATGGCGTTTGGTTTTATGTGCTACATCGTATATGGAAGTCGTTCAATGAAAATAAATGAATGGGCAGATAATTTAAATCTTTTTGAAGACGGTACTGAAAGATTAACATATCTCGTAGAACTTGCAAAAAAGTCTACGACATTGCCACGTGAACTTAGGACAGACGATAGACTCGTTGGTGGGTGTATTAGTCAGATATGGATTGACGTGGGTGTAGTTGATGATAAAGTAAAAGTTTACTATGACAGTGATGCCATGATTACAAAAGGTATTACAAGTATTGTTGCTGATTGTTTTTCAGATATTTCAGTTGAAGAAGCAAAACAAATCAAGCATGATGATTTTCAAAGTCTAAATATACAACAACTACTAACACCTCAACGTAGAAACGGATTAGGAAATTTAATTGAAACTATAAGACAAAAGGTACATGTATTATGACAATACTTGTATGTGGTGATAGCTTTGCGGCAGAAATGTGGAGAGAAAATCCTTGGTGTAAATACCTTGAACAATATATGAAAGAAAAAGTTGAAAATTATGCTGAGGCAGGAACCGCAATAGAATTTAGTTACGATAGATTATTATCTAACTATGAACCTGGAAAATATTCATCTGTTATATTTTTAGTTACTTTACCTGGTAGACATTTTTTAAAGAAAGGTGAAAAAGATAATTTATCGTATCATCAAAGTGCAGAAGATTCAGTAGTACATAACAAAGAACATAGTAAGTCCAATACATATTGGAAAAAAGAAACAACTAATAATGACTTTAAAATTTTTCAAGGATTAGAACTTGCAAATATAGAATATCCAGAATGGGATAAATGGAAAGAAAAAGCAATAACAGATAGTGTAAAAAGTATAGTAAAAGAAAAATTATTGTTACTTGATGTTAAAACTCAAATGATGAAAATACAAAACATTGATATAGATAGTCTTGGTATAAATTATTATTTTGATTTAGAAACAAAATATAGACCAAATCATATGAGTATAAAACAAAGTAAAGAATTTGCTTATTATGTTAAAGAATATCTAGTAAATGATTTTGATATAGATAAGATTTTTTTAAAAACTGAAAAGTATTTTACAACATCAATAAATAGAAAGGAAGCAGGACTAAAATGAAAATAGGATTTACGTGTAGTTCATTTGATTTGTTACATGCGGGCCATACTCTGATGCTTGAAGAAGCAAAAGCACAATGCGATTATCTTATTGTTGGTTTACAAACTGATCCAACTATTGATAGGCCAACTAAGAACAAACCAGTACAAACGGTAGTAGAAAGATATCTACAATTACGTGCATGTAAATATGTAGATGAAATTATTCCATATGCAACAGAACAGGATTTAGAAGATATCTTATCAGGTATGCATATTGACGTTAGAATACTTGGTGTAGAATACAGAGACAAAGATTTTACAGGTAGAGATATTTGTAAAAAACGTGAAATAGAAATACACTTTAATGAACGAGACCATAGATTTAGTTCAAGTGATTTGAGAAAAAGGGTTTGCGAGAATCAGTAATGAGAGTTTTTCTTTTAATACTGGTATTGTTATTAAGTAGTTGTGCCAGTACACAAACAGAAAAACAAAAAGAAGACAGAAAGAAATTAACAATCATACGTACAATTGGTTGTGTAGTAGTACCTACTTTACCTACGTGCATATTGCCGGGAAAATAAATGGCTATAATAAAAGAAAAAGTATTAGAAGTAAAACATTATACAGATAGGTTATTTCATTTCAAAACAACACGTGATCCAGGAACAAGATTTCGTGATGGTGAGTTTTTGATGATAGGACTTGAAGTAGATGGCAAACCTTTACTAAGAGCATATTCAGTTGCATCACCAAACTATGAAGAATATATGGAGTGGTTTTCTATTAAAGTACCAAACGGACCATTAACCAGCAAACTTCAACATATAAAACCAGGTGATGAAATTATTACAAACACAAAATCAGTTGGAACTTTGGTTATGCCAAATGTAAAACCAGGTAGAAATCTTTATATGTTGGCAACAGGAACTGGTGTAGCACCTTTTATGAGTTTAGTAAGAGGTCTAGAAACATATGAAGACTTTGATAACGTCATTTTAGTGTGGGGTACTAGAGTACAAAAAGAACTTGCGTATAAAGAATTCTTAGAAGGATTAAACGAACATGAAATATGGGGCGAGATTACACAGGGTAAATTTAAATTCTATCCTACAGTAACACGTGAAGAATTTGAAAATACAGGCAGAGTTACAACTGCTATGTATGAAAATAAAGTACAAGATAAACTAGGGTTACCAAAACTAGATAAAGAACATGATAGAGTTATGATTTGTGGTTCTATTGAAATGAACTTAGAACTAAAAGAATACTTAGAAGGTCTAGGTTTTACAGAAGGTAATAATAGAGAACCCGGTGAGTATGTATTAGAAAAGAGTTTTGTAGAAAAATGAAGTATCATTTAGGATATTATGGTGGCGCCGCTGGAGACTTTGTAAGAGGTCTAATAGTATCTGGACTAAGAGACCTTACATCTAAATTTCAAGATGATAAACTTTTAGTAAAGTTCTCTAAAGAATGGAAACCTGTAGTTACAATACTGCCTAGTGGAAAGGTTGAAGTTACTGGACCAATAGAGATAGATGATGATAGATACAGAGGAATTCAATTAGGTCATAATATAGGAAAACCAATAAATCAGGTAAAAAGATATTTGCTTAAATGTCAAAAGGAAGGCATTGATTTTCAAACATATCTTATAGATAAAGCAAGAATTGAATATGGTAGAAAAAATGGTTGGCATAGTAAAACATCTATATCAGTTGGTCATGAACATATAAATTTTATTCATACATTTAATAATTTAAGTGAATGGCATCACCATATACGTGAACGTAGAAAAGTTGATAAGATAATTTATATAACAATTAATACTATGGCAGAAGCAAATCAACGTTGGATTAATAATTCTCAAAAAAATGATCCAGAAGATAATAGAAGACTTCCAGATGATAACAGACAACTAATACATCTAGAAGAACATCAGGAAATACATAATATACTAGTAAAAGAAAAACATGAAAATGATATTATTTTTCCATTCAAGTACATTTATAAAAAAGAATACTTAAGAGAATGGATAAGAAAAGAATTTGACTGGAATGATAGGTGTTATGACGCATTATACGATGCTTGGTATAATAAACAAGATGTTATAATTTGATAAGTAAGTAAGTGAAAGGACTAAAAATATTATGAAAGCAATCGTATATAGTAAAAACGCATGTGGATATTGCGTACAAGCAAAGAATTTATTAAAAATGAAAGGCGTTGAGATTGAAGAATACAATATTCAACTTGACGATGATGCACGTGCAAAGTTATTCGAAGAATGTTCTAAAGTGAATGTTGTTCCAAGAACTGCACCTCAGATTTGGTTAGATGAACAATACATCGGTGGATTTGAAGAACTAAAGAGGCATTTTGATAATGCATGAATATACTTTCTTAGTAGGTGCTCCCGGTTCTAGATGGTCTGGCGTAGCACAGATTATTACAAAAAACTTTGATTATAATACGTCAGACGAAACAGACTGGCGACTTTATAAACATGGAAAGTTTTCAGGACACAAGGGTGCCTATTGGGGACCAGGTATGGAACTTGGTCATGAGTTTCACAGACTAGAATCTTTTTATGGAAATAATATAAAAAGTTTTAGAGAAATGTGTGATAGAGCATTTGATGATAAAAACTCAAAAACAAAAATGATTAAATGCCATCAGTTTGCTTATAACTTAGATTGGCTACACGAAAATATACCTAATTCAAATATACTGCTAGTAAAACGTGGCAATCAAGAATGCTTTGATTGGTGGAAACAAGCAGGCGGTTGGGATATATCATATCCAAATTATCAATGGTATGTAGATGACCATCATATGTTACATTATATCGAAGCAGAAAATAAACTTGCCAATGATTTTATTGAATATTTTGCTGATGATTGGGAAAACCTAACAGATGAATGGTTAGAAGAAAAGTTCGGAAAACACAACATAAAACTAGACAAAGAGAAATATCATGACGTAAAAGTATGTCTAGTAAAAAGTAAGCAATAAAAACTTGACAATTCGTAAAATAATGTTATATTTGTTATTAAATAATAAGGAGATTTATGTACGAATTTGAAAATGACGATATGATAGATTTTGAAGGTGTCGAACTTCAAGGCTATGTTGAATCAACATATGACGAATTAGTTGACATATTTGGAGACCCAACAATAGGTGAAGACATGACAGATGCAAAATGGGTTCTTCAATTCAAAATGCCTTTAGACGAAGAAGGGTACTCAGAAGATTGTGAGTATGTAACTGCAACAATACACAAAGAAGATGAATGGGATGATGACAATATACCAGACGGAATATATAGGTGGCACGTATCAGGGTTTGACGAAGACGCCGTACACTGTGTTAGAACTGTGATGGGCGCCGATGAAGAAGACTAAGAAGCCACACTTTTTATATCTTGTAGAACACAAGAATAAAATCACAAACAAAATTGAAAGCGAATTAAAATTAATGACAGAAGTTGAGGCAAGTCATTTAGCCTTAACAGAAGACATGGATGTTTGGAATTGCCATCAAGCATTAGACATAGATCCCGAAATGCTAGACGTTGACGTTTTAGCATAACACAATATATAGTAATATTACTTTCCCGATAGTTTTTGTAAATAATAGTGCAGTCCTCGTGACTGCACTTTAGTACGGTGCTCCCTGCACCGTTCTCTAGTCCTCTTCGCCAACTGACCCGGTAGTAGCAATACTATCGGGTCTTTTTTTGTCTATTTTGAACTGCTTTTTAGTTAAAACAATAAATATTTGCATGGGAACGTTAAGTTTTCTATGCTTAATAGAACTTATATTTAATCACGTGCCCAACACTAAACTCATTAAGTTGAGTACAAGATTTCGAAGTCCCTTCTCTTTGTGAGGTGCTATCAAGTCTCGAGGCATTATTGTGTACACGCAATAGCAACAGAGAGGTCTTCTATTCAGATTAAAGAGGGGTCTTAGACCCCTCACACTGAAACGGCAAACGTGATTCGAATAAATACTATTAGTTTATTAAAGCAGAAGATTATGAAATGTTATCCACATAACGACTATTATAGAGCAGACGAAGAAGATGTAGTTTCAAAACTATTGATTGCCACTCGTCCATCTAAACAAGACCGCCTGGAAGTTTTCAACCAGGCTAATGAACTACAGGCAAAAATCAACGATAAACATTATCTTACAAAAATAATGCAATCGTATGACATGAGTGCGCCAGAAGGAATGGCACTTATGACATTATGCGAAGCATTACTGCGAACACCCGATCCTGCAACACAAGATGAATTAATAAAAGATAAATTAACTAACGCACAATGGGATAATTTATCTGACAAAAGTTTTTATTCAAGAGCAACAAGTTTAGCATTAACAAAAGCACAAATGTTTTCTGCTTATGAAGGCATTGTAGCAAGACTTGGTTGGCCAGCAGTTAGAAAAATAGTAAAAGAAATGGTTAAAGTTTGTGGTAACATATTTGTTATGGGCGATACTATTCATAATGCACAAGCAAACAAGAAACCAGATTACTTATATAGTTTTGATATGCTAGGAGAGGCGGCAACTAATTGGGAAGACGCAAACACATATTACGAAAAGTATATGTATGCCGCAAAACAATTCGAAGATTCAATATCAGTAAAGTTAAGTGCAATTCATCCTAGATATGAACTCAAAAATCATAAAGAAGTAATTCATACTATGGTACCAAAGTTAGCCGCTTTGGCTAGAATATGTGAAGAAAACAACACAACATTGTTTATAGATGCTGAGGAAACTCGTAGATTAGACATCAGTATTATGGTTCTTGAAGAATTACTAAAAACATACAAATTTAAAGATAACACAATAGGAATAGCACTACAGGCTTATCAGAAACGTGCATTTTGGGTTATTGATACTCTACAGACTATATCAGATAGCATAAGCACTAAAATCGCTGTACGGCTTGTTAAAGGTGCATATTGGGACACTGAAATTAAAACGGCTCAACAGGAAGGTCTAGATTATCCAGTATTCACAAGAAAAGAACACACAGATATTTCTTATATAGCATGTACAAGAAAACTATTACATTGTAAAAATATCACACCTGCGTTTGCTACACATAATCCATATACAGTTTCGGCAGTGATGTACAGTGTAAATTGTTGTGAAGAAATGAAAGAAAAGAAAATAGAATTTCAAAAACTATATGGTATGGGTGATGGTCTTTTTGATAAATTAGTCAAAGATTATCCTGTAAGAGTATATGCGCCAGTAGGCGAGTACAAAGATTTACTTGCATATTTAATTAGAAGACTGTTAGAAAATGGTGCAAACACAAGTTTTGTTTTCAATCAAGTTGTTACAGATCCATTTATAGAATACAAACAAGATAAAGAAAAGTTACCAGCATGGAATGAATTATATCCAAATAGAAAAAATAGTAAAGGTTATGATTTGACAGATCCTGCTATGATTGATTACATGTTAGATTCCCCACCACATACAGAACCTGATGAAGAAATGCTTTCAGTAGAAGATACGATTTCTGTTTTACACAATTATCAAACAACATGGGCGAACACACCATTTGAAGAAAGAAAAAGAATTTTACTTGCATGTGCAGACAATTTAGAAGATGAAATAACAAGTGCGGCAAATAGACTTGTTCATCATGCTTTTAAAACTTATCCTAATGCAGTTGCAGAGATAAGAGAAACAGTTGACTTTATAAGATACTATGCCGACCAAGCAGAATTACTTTATCATAGACATGTAAGACAAGGATACACAGGTGAACATAATAGTACAGAATATCATGCAAGAGGAACTTGGATGGTTATTTCACCATGGAACTTTCCGTATGCAATTTTTGTTGGACCGATTGCGGCCGCATTGTTAACAGGAAATACTGTACTAGCCAAACCAGCACCACAGACTTTAGAGATTGCGAAAGTTATATTAGCAAGTATGCATCACGTTGGAGTTCCAGTAGATGCACTACGTATGTGTAATCCAGACATAGATGAAGCCGCAAAAGCAGTTAAAGATGAAAGAATTTCAGGTATAACGTTCACAGGTTCACATAAGAGTGCAAAAGCAATACAAAGACTTATTGCAGAACGTGATGGTGCAATCATTCCTTTTATTGCAGAGACAGGTGGTATAAACTGTATGATTGCAGACTCTACTTGTTTACCAGAACAATTAGTACAAGACGTAACGCATGGTGCGTTTGATAGTGCAGGACAAAGATGTTCAGCAACTAGATATCTATTTGTTCAAAAAGAAAACTCAGATACAGTTTTACATATGTTAAAACATAGAATTAAAATTATAACACTTGGACATTCAGAAGATTTGAATACAGATGTGTCACGTGTTATTGATGGCGAAGCGTTTAGAAAGATACAAGAAAGAATTGCTAGACTAGAAGAAAACGAAGAACTGATTGCAACAAAATCTCGTAATGGTAAAAACTTACCAAAACTAATTGTACCTCCTAGTGCATATCTCGTATCAGATTATAAAGAATACTTTGATGAAGAAATCTTTGGTCCATTGTTACACGTTTATGTGTATGAGAAAAATGAACTAGAAGATATTTTAGATTTCATAAACAATAGTAAATTTGGTCTTACGTTAAGTGTTCATTCACGTGTTAGTTCTTTTTATGATAATATAAGCACTAAAATGAAAGTAGGAAATATTTACATCAATAGAGACCAAATAGGTGCAGTAGTTGAAACACAACCTTTCGGAGGATATGGATTAAGTGGTACAGGACCAAAAGCAGGTGGACCAAACTATCTAATGCCTTACGTATGGGAAAAGCACATCAGTACAAACACAACTGCCATTGGTGGTGACGTTTTGCTATTGACTTCTAAGTAAAAATCTTATATAATTGTAGAAATAAACGAAGAGGATTAAAATGTCGCAAGTAGACTTAAATAAGTATAAAGAATTTGTAGAAAAAGTAACATCACTGCAAAGTAACGAAACAGGTTCACTTACTGAACAACTACATAAGTTAGAAGCAGATAGTGATGTTAACATGGCTTTATTGCTAACAGGCAGTATTGGTATTGCAAGTGAAGGAGGCGAGTTTGCTGAAATTGTTAAGAAATGCATATTTCAGGGTAAACCACTTGATAGCGAGACTATCTTTCACGCTAAACGAGAACTTGGTGATATTATGTGGTATTGGGTTAATAGTTGTCGTG